GAAATTAATCAGCTACAGTCTACTGCCAAGCGAGAGAAGGCAGAAGCAGAGTTGCTTTCATTGCACCCTGATTTTGAGGAAATTAGAGCTACTGACGACTTTCATAACTGGGCAGAAGCACAGCCAAAGTGGGTACAAGATGCTCTATATGAAAATGAAACCGATGCTCGATCTGCCGCTAGAGCCATTGATTTGTACAAGGTAGACCAAGGCAATCAAAGTTCATCTAAAACGAACACTAAGAAAGCTAATACTAAGGACGCCGCAAGAGCCGTAAATACAAAAGCAGCTAAGGCCGCTCCTGAAACAAGCACAGATAGTGGCAAATGGAAAGAATCTACTGTAGAGGGAATGTCCTCTCAGCAATATGAAAAACATGCAGAGTCGATAATGGAAGCAATTCGCTCTGGTGAGTTTATCTACGATATTTCAGGAAGTGCAAGATAACTACATTTTTTCCTTGACTTTTTTAATATTTTAGGTAGAATGGTAATATAACTAGGCCCACAAGTTGTGCAACCCTAGAATATATAAGTAAAAAACTTTTTTGCAACCCAGCGATATGGCCGATAACAGGCTGATCTCCTGTTTATCCTACCCCCTAGAACTGGCCCGTAAAAGTTATGTCCTGAAGTATAGAATTACAACTATACTTGTGGGCCTTGTTGCCCACTTAGTACGAAAAAGGAGATTTTAATCATGGCTTTTAAACGTGCTGCAGGGTATAACAACTTACCTAATGGTAATTTTAGCCCTGTAATTTACTCTAAGCAGGTCCAGCTTGCGTTCCGCAAGGGTTCTGTTGCAGAGGATATTACCAATAATGATTATTTTGGTGATATTGCAAACTTTGGTGATACTGTCCGTATTATCAAGGAGCCTGAGATCACGGTCAAATCTTATGCCCGTGGTACTCAAATCTCGCCACAAGACCTTGATGACGAAGATTTTCAGCTTGTAGTTGATCAAGCTAACTACTTCGCATTTAAGGTTGATGATATCGAAGAAGCACATTCACATGTGAACTTTCAGAACGTAGCGTCTGATCGTGCAGGCTATCGCCTCAAGGATCAGTATGACGCAGAAGTTTTGGGCTACCTTTCTGGTTTTGCTCAGGCTTCTATCAGTGCTGTTGCTAGTACCGCTAATACTACGGTTTCTGGCACCAAGGCTGTTTCGACTGCTGGTTCCGACGAATTGCTTTCTTCTATGCAGCTTAAGAAGGGTGACTTTGGTAACATTACGACCTCTTCAGCAGGTACGCATTCCGTTCCAGTGGCAGCTCGTCTGCCGGGGGCAAGTGCGCTTCCTACAGCTACTGCATCACCTAATATGGTTGTGGCAAGAATGGCTAGGCTCTTGGACACGCAGTTTGTGGACAAGGATAATCGGTGGCTCGTTATTTCACCACACTTCATGGAAGTGTTGATGGATGAGGACTCCCGACTTCTAAACCAAGACTTTGGTGAATCCGGTGCGATTCGCAATGGTCTTGCACTAAATAATCTTTACGGCTTTAGGGTTTATGTTTCTAACAACCTACCTGCTGTTGGCACTGGTCCGGGTACTTCTGGTACTGCAAACCAAAACTCCAACTATGGTGTAATTGTTGGTGGACATAATTCTGCTATTGCAACCGCAAGCCAGATCACTAAGACGGAAACGTATCGTGATCCTGATAGCTTTGCTGATATCGTGCGTGGTATGCACCTTTACGGTCGTAAGATTCTACGACCTGAAGCAATTGCCACAGCGAAATACAATATAGCATAGGGGAGGTATTACAATGGCAACTTTTGATATGACATTAAAGTCAACGACTGGCGTAAGTGCCAGCTCTATTGCAACTCTTCAAGCTACTCGTCGAGGAAGTGCTATGAGAATGGTAGATGCTATTCTCGATGTCGACGCTCTGGCTGCAGATGGCTATAGTTGTACAAATGGTGATATTTTCCAACTTCTAGAAATTCCTGCAAATACTTTTGTGTTGTTTGCTGGAGCGGAAGTTCTTAAAGCCTTTGATGGTAGTTCTCCAACAGTAGATATCGATTTTGCTGAAGGTGATGATATTATCGATGGTGGAGATGTTACCTCAACAGGTATTCTCGCTGAAGGAACAAATGGTCAGGCCAATGATGTTATTACTGGTGCTGATTCTTTGTTTGAATGCTTTGTAACTACTACAGACACGATTGATGTGAAGCTCATTGCTGCATCTGCTGACGTTACTGAAGGAAGGCTGCGAGTTTACGCATGTCTTGTTGATGTAAATGGTTATGCAGAAGAAGCGGATGAAGTTGATCGAGATCAGCTTGCATAGTTAATGATTGTGGGAGGGGCTAATACCCCTCTCACTATCTAACTTAAAAGGAAACAAATGGCAAATTCATTTTTAACATACACAAATGATGTACTTGTAAAATTAAATGAAGTCAAGCTTACTTCAACTGATTTTACAGATGATCGTGGTATTCAAACACAAGCCAAATATGCAATAAATCAAGCAATTCGTTATATTAATCAACGAGAATTTAACTGGCCGTTTAACCATGCTACGGCAAGTCAAACTTTAACTGCTGGCGTTGTGAGCTATTCTTTGCCATCAAACACTAAACATGTAGACTATGCTACAGCACGACTTAGAAAAAGTGAAAGTTTAGGTAATGCTGCTCGTCCGTTAGCTTTATTAGACTACCATGAATATTTAGAGTTGCATATAAAACAAGAAGATGATACAGTAACTACTACATTAAGTAGTGGGATTGACGATGACGATACGACAATTTCTGTTGCTGATGCTTCGTCCTTTGATTCAACAGGTACGATTATTATTAATACAGAAAATATAACTTATACTGGTACAACTTCAACAAGTTTCACAGGAGCAACACGAGGCGCAGAAAGTACAACTGCAGCCAGCCATTCGACAGGAGCTACTGTTGCTCAGATTGATGCAGGTGGAATACCTACTCATATATTTAGAAAACCAGATAATACGTATGGACTTTGGCCTTTTCCAAATAAAGCATATACTTTATCTTTTGATTATTTTACTCATCCAAGTTCAGACTTATCTGCTCATGGAGACACAACAACCATTCCTGATAGATTCGGTCATGTAATTGTAGATGGAGCAGTTGCATATACTTATTTATACAGAAGTGAAGTTCCACTATATGAGCGCAGTTTTGCGCTATTTCAGGAAGGCATAAAGAATATGCAAACTTTACTTATTAATCGGCATGATTATGTGCGATCTACCTATATTCCAAGATCAATCAGTTCTGCCTATACAAGTTCATCGTCATTTTAAATAGGAGAAAGCTATGACACAGATACCACAAGGAAATAATATGTTCTGGGATGTGCAGTCGGCGGTAACGGTTGGCTCAACAGCAGGCGGAACTAATGTTTCAGCTTATAATTTAGTAACGATGCATCTAGACGGTGAGATTTATGTAAACTTTGGTGCTTCCAGTACGGCTGCTGTAAGCACTGCTAATGATGTTAAGTTAGCAGCAGGGCTACATTCTCTTACTGTTCCAAAACAAGCTGGCGATTCACAATATTTGAATTATGCACGAGTTGGTGGAACAGATGTAACAATGCGTTTAGTATTGTCTTAGGAGAAGCTTTATGACTCTATTATCAGGGCTAATTCAGCAAAATGTCGATAGGCATACTACCGATCTTGTAACTCTAACCGCAACTGCTTCAATTACAACGGCAGATCATGCAGGAAGAACTCTTCTTATGGGAGAGGTTGGTGGCGATGCTGCTGCTACATTTACGCTTCCGGCTGCAACAGGTACAGGCAGTGTATTTAAATTTGTTGTATCTGTTGTGAATACTTCAAATTATTTAATTAAAGTGGCTGATGCCACAGACACCATAGATGGTCAAATTGTAATTACGGATGCTGATGGAACGGACGCTGCCTCAATGGTAACGGCTGCTACTTCTGACACAATTACATTAAATGGCACAACTACTGGTGGAGGTGCTATAGGTGACTATGTTGAGTTGATTGACATAGCATCTAATCAATATACCGTAAGTGGTATGGTAACATGTGCTGCAGGTTCTAATATTGCAACCATGTTTAGTGCTACTGTTTCTTAGTAGCTTAGTAGTTTAACCAAAGAAAGGAGTAGTACTATGTCTTGGAACACACCAAAGATTACCGAAGTTTGTGTCGGTATGGAAATCAATTGCTACGCTTGTGCAGAGCTTTAGTTACTGCCGATAGTAGTTTTTAAAAATTAACTATATGAAGGGATATATGGCACATTTACCGTGTGTCATATATCCCTCCCATTTATAATTTAGCTAAGAAAGGAATAAATAATGGCTAGTTTTAAAATGACACAGGGCATTTCTCGTGTGCCTGAAGATGTCTTTGTTGAAGATGGCATGACGGTCACTTCAGGCGGTCTAACCGTCACTGCTGGTGGCGTAACAGTTACTGCAGGCACCACTACTCTTGGAGGATCATTTATACGAGATTTAGTTACGCTAACTGCAACCGCAACACTGACAAACGCTGATCATGCAGGACGTATTCTGCTTATGGGCGAAGTTGGTGGTGATGCTGCAGCAACATTTACGTTGCCTGCCGCTACTGGTTCTGGTGCAGAGTTTCAATTTATTGTCTCAGTTGTTAATACATCCAACTATGTAATTAAGGTTGCTGATGCTACTGATACGATTGACGGTTCTGTTACTCTTCATCAAGATAGTGCTGCTACCGTGGCTTCTTTTAATACTGCTGCTGATTCAGATACCATTACGTTGAATGGTACTACGCAAGGTGGTGTTTCTATTGGTGATGAAATCACGCTTATTGATATTGCTTCTAACCAGTATATGGTTAAGGGTATCCTAACTGCGAGTGGAACGGAAGCTACTCCATTTAGTGCCAGCGTTTCTTAATGTATTAGGCGGCTGCTATTGAAGACACGAATAGCAGTCGTTGTAATTAAAAGGAAAAGCATATGAAGGCATTAACCGATAAACAAAAAGAACTTTTAAATTCCCATCGTAAACCCCATAAAAATAAGCAGGGTAAAACGGTTCCGGGGCATTCAGAAAAGCATATGAAAGCAATGAAAGTTGCTATGCAAGAAGGTGTGTCTTTTGATAAAGCACATACGATTGCGATGAAGATTTTTGGTAAATAGGTAGTAAAAAAATTATAGGGGAAAATATAAAATGGCTTTAAATAAAAATGTGGCTGCAATTATGGTAGCCTTTATAACTGGTCTATCACCTATGGGAGTAATCTTAACTCAAGGGTGGATGGAACAAAGAAAAATGGAAGCAGGTATTATTGATACTTCTGTTCTTTTAAATCATTCCTTATTTACTCATGCCGATACTTGGGTTGATTTGATTATTCCGGGGCTACAAGTTTCAGACAATGCTAGAGAATTTTTAACAATTAAATTTGTAGCATTTCAAGAAGCATTAGAAGACCTTGTAGAAAACAATGATTTTAATATGATGACAGATGCTCAGTTAAATTCAGTAGTGACTAAAAATTTAAATGAGACTGTGTCTAATTATATAGCAGACGCACGACGAGCTGGTATTCCAGAAGAATTTATCCGAAACTTTAATCTTTGGCACCAACAGGTTGTTAATATCTTAACACAAAGTATTGAAGACAATGTTTATTCAATGATACATACCACACAAAACTCAAAGATGTACGCAATTTTAACAGCGTATGATGCTGCTCTTGGTGCGACAATTGAGGACGTAGAAAAGACATTAGAAGCTAGTAATCCGTAGAGGTAGTTTAAATGGCTGTAAGATTAAAAAACGCTGGAGTATCATTAACAGGTACAAGCTTGACTGTAGTTTATACTTGTCCAGCTAATTTTACAGCACGAATCCGAGAGATTTTTATTACAAATGTTGATGGCAGTAATGCTGCTGACATTACTCTTTCTTGGACGGACACATCAGCTAGTGCCACTTATTCGCTATTAAGCACATTGAGTGTTGCTGCTGATAATCTTTATAGAATTGATAATGCAAATATTATGTTAGAAGCAGGAGATATATTAAAAGCTCAAGCTGGTGCAGCAAATGATCTTATGGTATCTGCTTTTATTGAAGAAGAAATTACATTAGCGAGTTAGTAAAATATGCCTGATACATCTACAATATCTCCAGTTACAGTTTCTTTAGGTGGTGGTTTAGTCTTAGATAAAGATGACTTTGCTATTCCACCGGGAGCTGCTGTAGCTTTACAAAACTTTGAACCAAGTATTAATGGAGGATATAGACGGTTATCTGGGTCTGCTAAGTTTGATAGTAGTCAGGTCGATAGCACTAATACTATTCTTGGTGTTAAAATTTTTAATGACGGAGTACTTGCTGCTGCTGGCAATGTCCTGAAATTTAGTACAGGGACTGGGTGGGGTTCTTCAATTGCGACAAGAACATCTGCTGGTCGTTATAAGTTTGATACTTTTAATTTTACGAATACACCTAAAGTTGTGATGGTAGATGATGTTAATCAAGCAGCGACGTATGATGGTTCAACGTATGCACTTCTAAGTGCTACAGGTGCGCCAGCTGATCCTGCTTCTGTAGCCGTATTTAAAGATCATATTTTCTTTGCAGGAATGTCCACCAATCCACAAGAGATTGTATTCTCTGCTCCGTTTGCAGAGACAGACTTTTCAGCAGCCAACGGTGCAGGCTCTATTAAAGTTGATACCAATATTATTGAATTAAAAGTATTCCGTGATGGATTGTTTGTATTTGGTAAAGATAAGATTTATCGCCTAACAGGTTCAAGTATAGCAGATTGGAAAGTTGATCCAGTAACTCGAACATTGGGTTGTGCAGATGGCTTCTCGGTACAGGAAATAGGTGGTGACCTGCTCTTCTTATCGCCTGATGGTTTGAGAACGATTGCTGCTACAGCTAGAATTGGCGACGTTGAGTTAGGAACTGTGTCGAAGCCCATACAACGAAGAATACAAGAGATTGGGTTTGATAATGTTAGTTCCGTTATTGTACGAAATAAAAGTCAATACAGACTATTTTATCCGAAAACGGGTGCAGATGCAGCAGATAGTCGAGGCATATTAGCTACTCTACGCAGGACACCGCAAGGAGCAATTGGCTTTGAGTATGCTGATTTAAAAGGACTTAAACCCTCTGCGATGGATTCTGGATTTATCAGTAATACCGAATACATTATTGAGGGAGGATATGATGGCTATGTACGCCGACAAGAAAGTGGTGACACTTTTGATGGAACAAATGTTATAGCTGTTTATCGTTCTCCTGATTTATCCCTTGGAGATACGGGTCTTAGAAAATTAATGCAACGGGTCATTTTAAATTATGAAGTTGAAGGAACAATCGCTGCAGAACTTAGAATTAGATATGATTCTGATGATAAAAATGTACCACAGCCCACAAAATTTGATATCACTTCTCCCGGTGGTATAGCAATTTATGGTAGTTCTTCTTCTACATATGCTAATGCAGTATATGGTTCAAGTGGAGTTCCTATCTTTAGAAGGTCGATTGAAGGGTCAGGATTTTTGTTAGCTGTGAAAGTAAATCACGATAGCTCTAATAATCCATTTACATTACATTCATATCAATTAGAATTTACAACCGGAGGACGTAGATAATGGGTTCAACCTATACAAGACAAAGTAGCACAGAAATAGTAGATGGCGAAGTAATTCAAGCCGCAGACTTTAATAATGAGTTTTCGCAGCTTGTTTCTGCTTTTGCTGCATCTACTGGTCATACTCACGATGGCACATCCGCCGAAGGCGGTCCTATTACAAAATTACTCGGAACAGCTATTACAATTGGTGATGGTACTTCTGGAACAGATATTGCCGTAACTTTTGACGGCGAAACAAGTGACGGTCTTCTAACATGGATGGAAGACGAAGATCACTTTAAGTTTAGTGATGATGTCGTTATTGACAGCTCGAAACGACTATATTTATATGATGAAGGTGGGGAATATATCTATGGCGACGGTACAGATTTATATCTAGTATCTGGCGCAGATATTAATATTCCTGCTAGTATTGGATTAACATTTGGAAATGATGGTGAAAAAATTGAAGGCGATGGGACCGATCTTACTATTACTGGTAATAATATCAATCTTACTGCCACCGCTGACGTTAATATTCCTAGCGGTGTGGGGGTTACGTTTGCTACAGCAGAAAAGATTGAGTCGGATGGTACAGACCTGTCGATCACGGTTGGGTCAGGTGGTGACGTTAATATCCCAGCGGATATCGGAGTCACCTTCGGCAATGACGGAGAGAAGATTGAAGGTGATGGCACTGATCTTACCATTACTGGTAATAACATTAATCTTACTGCTACCGCAGATGTTGTAATACCTGCAGATGTTGGAATTACCTTTGGTACTGGTGAAAAGATTGAAGGCAATAATACAGACATTACAATAACATCTGGTGC